GTCTGAACTAACTGACCCATTGGAGTAGGTAAAATCTTTAATTTGCCGAAGCCGTTAGGACCGTCCATCCACATATCTGTAATCATGTGACTTACGCGGTCTAGATTAATCTTCAAATCATCAGGGTGATCTACTTCGCCTAAGACGCTGTAGCCACCCTTGATTTGTTCCATAATGCTAGAAACGGCTTTACCAATCTCATTTACAGGATATACTCGCTCATTGTGATTTTTGACACCACCTTGAATGAATATACCTTTCATGTAAAGATCTTTACCTTTACCGTCGTGACGGTCTTCTGTTAGAACTTCCATTCTAGCAGCATCAAAGGTTAAGTTTTCTTTAAGATATAAAGCCATTATATTATCCTAATTAACGTGCTAACGGGCTTTTAGTAGCTACAGGCACTTTACCGTCTGTAGTTTGACCTTCGCCTGCTTTTGGTTTGTTTGCTGATGATAATGATTTAGTACCACCAGCTGTGTTTTGTACTTTACCAATTAAATCGCCTTTTGGTTTAACTGAACGATTAGGTGATTGGCCATCTGGGTTTTGATTTGCGCCGCCTTTAGCGATATTAGCAGATGAACCGCCCATATCAGTTTTACCAGCTACAATACCTTTAGTGTTAATTGTTGCTGATTTACCAGCACCAACTTCGCCACCTTCAGTTTTTTGACCTTGATCAGCTACTTTTTCAACGTATTCACGAACAATAGATTCTTCCAAATCTTCTTCTTCTTCGTCTTCTTCTGTATCACATTCTTCAGCTTCGTAGAATTCTTCTTGAGCAACTTCTTCGCCGCCCATATCGTTACCCATTTCGTCGCCACCGAACATGTCAGCGTGTTCTGGTTCGTTTTCTTCGCCGGCCATTAAAGCATCAAATTCAGCTTTAAGTTCGTCAAGTGCTGACTCTAAGTCAGTAATGCGTTCTTCATCACTGGCGTGTTCTTCTTCGTGTGAGTCTAAATCGCCGCTATCATCAAAGTCGTTATCTAATTCTGAACCTTCTTCAGATCCAAATTCTTCTTCGCCTTCTTCTTCTTCGCTAATGCCTTCTTCGTCGACTTGAATTTCGTCAACTAGACCTTTAACTTGGTTACCGCCAAGATTTTCATCTAGGTCTGTTTCGTCGATAAGGCTTTCGTAAATGTCACGTGATTTTTCAACAACGATGTTGTGGAATAATTCACGAGCCTTGTCAGAATCATCATTAATGATGAATTCAATTAACTGTTCGTACTTGTTCATGTGAACTCCTTAATATTAAGTTTATAATTGTCGATATACAATTATATAGATATATCTCTGTAATATTATTTACATATATAAGATAAAATTGTGGTTAAATGCGTTGTTTTTGATTCGTTTTGGGAGATAACTACATACCGGCAGTTGGTTCTGCCGGTGGTTCGTATTGAGTTTGAACTTTTTCTATCTTCTGTTCTTTTTCTAACTTGCGTACATCATTCATAATGCGTAGGCGATTTAACTGCGCTAGCGTTAATTTAGTTTTACGCAGGTCATTCAATGACACAGTCGTGTTGTCATCTTTCTCAGTGGAATAACCCGGCAATTCTTTGTCAAAAATTTCTAATAAGTTCATATTCTTATTTACCACAAGCTGTTAAGAACCGGCCAACGGCGCTGTAGTTGATGGCGCAACGCTACCCATGGCGCTTGGATTTGTGCCGGCGGCAGCCATCCCGGGCTCTGTTCCGGGTTCAGTTGGCATAGCTTGTTCTATATTACCTAGGTCAGTGTCAAGAGCTGCTGGAGTAACACCAACGGCACGTAGATTAGCTTCTTCCGTTCCTTGGTCAGTTTTGCCGCGCTCTTCTGCCCACATTTCGTCATTTTGCTGCATTTCTTCTTCACTTAGATCTAAGTAACGTTGTAGTAAGAAGCGTTTACTTAGATAGTTAATGGGTTCTAATGCTGTAAACGTAGCTATTCGTGTTTGATCAATCTCAGCTTGGCGATATTTGGCAAAGTTTTGTGGCTCGTTAAAGCGAAGTTCAAAGAGGCTACCGTCGATGTTTATACCTCTCCAGCGCATAAACATTTTAAATTCTGTATCTAACGGTTCTGCTATTAGAGTTTGTAAGCGTTTACAGTATTGGTTGAATCGCCATTCTTGAATTAATGCTGTTGTGGTGCGTCCGTCACTGTATGCTGCTGGACTGTCATCAGCTGTTGTTGGCAAATAGCTACTAGGAATGCGTAGACCACGGAATAGTTTATTAGTAAAAAAGCGTAAGTCTGTAATTTCACCCAGGTTGTTACCGCCCGGCAATACATCTACGCTAGATCCTCGACCGTCTGCAGTCACAGGAAAGAAGTAGTCTTCGTTTGTGCTTAATGGATTATAAGTAGCATCCATCATGTTCTGTCCGCCACCTGTTTGTGTAGGAATACGACGTTGATGAATTTCGTTTTTAATGCGATCAACAAAGGCCATAGCCATATGGCTAGGCATATTACCTACATCAATTTTAAATACACGACGTTCTGGAGCACGTTGTATACGGTAGATAATGATAGCGTCTTCTAATAGTTCCTTTTGTTTAAAAATCTTAAACACGCTTTCTAATACGCTGTTACCAAATGGCCAATTTATATCTAACCCTTCAGTTAAACTCATGTGTACTACATGTTCAGCATCAATGACTGCTTCGTTTTGCGCATGGCTAAAACGACTGCCGCCACTATAAGGAGTGTTTGGCTGGGTGTATGCTCCGCTAGGACCGCCAACTTGTGGGTGATTAACATACGTATCACTAGCCGCTACCGCTGTAGCAGTTAGATTTTGAAAGTTAATATTTAGGTCTTTAATCCAATATTGTTCAGGTTTCTTACCTTCTGCTTCATTAACAATAACTTTAGTTACTTTGTGCATCTCAGTCCAGTACATCTTGAATGTTTCTGGATCACGTAAGAATACTTGATCGCCATATTTGATAGTGTTGCGTACTAGTTTGAATAGGCGTTTATTTAATTGATTAAGAGTAACCCACTGTTGTAGTTGCTCTTTAATAATTTTAATTTCATTATCGGTTGGCTTTTCTTTGAAGTATAAATCAAATCCTGTGCCGTTTTCAATATTTGGCTGTGTCATAAACTCAGCAAGAATATCAAGGGCAGCATTAACTTCACTGTCCATATCCATTTGCTCGTACTGATTATAACGCTCGGTGCGATTTGGGTGCCCAATGTACACTTCGGGTAGTTGACTAGCAAAGTTGCGGTATCCCGGATCAATGCCTTGACTGACGCCGCGACCTGCTCCGCTAATGGGACTCATTTGTCCGCTTACGTTTGCTGTTTTAAAATGCTTTTTCCATGACATATGATTATCTCTAAGATACTATATTTAAGCCTTTACAGCGAGTTCTGTAGAATTCCTGATGTCATTCTATTATTTGTAGACATCGCATCTAATAGACTTCTCAATAACTGAGTTTGTTCTTGAAGTATACCGTTCATTTTGGGCATTTCTTCGGATGGCGGAGCACTACTAGGTATAATTTGTGTATCATTCCTTGATTCCATTCGATCAGTTGTTTTAGTTAAACTTGTTACTAGTTGTTCTAATGACTGTGCCGGTGATGTAATCGACGACATTTTATCTTTAAGGGTTGCTTGACTGTCAATGATGCCTATTAATTGTTCAGTGATATTGTTTGGCACAATAGACGACGGGCCTACTACTAATTCTGGACCTTGTTCACCTGTAATACCAATTTGGCCTGGTTTGATGTTGCCACCTTTAGCATATCCTTTAGTTTCCGCCGGCACTGCTGTAGCCGGTTTCCAATCAACTATTCGTCTACCAGCGCGGCCTGCTGTGACATAAACTGGCTCGTATCCTTGTTTGGCTGCTTCTTCAACTGATGGAAAATCATGCCCGACTACAGCACCACGGCCAGCTTTCACTTCCCCTCGTTCATTGGTGTTTTTACCAAGTATGTTTTTTGGCTTAGTATCAGTTTCTGTAGTTCCTGACTCTAATCCCATAGTCTTTTGAAAAGCTGAAAGATCTCCAGTTTTAGCAAACTCCGCTGCTCCTCGAAGCATTTTACTAGTAGTTTCAACTGTGGCTTTGACTATGTTAGCATAGTCTTTCATATACGTTCCAGTTAAAGTTTCCATAGCTACTTGAAACTTTTTAGTTTCTTCAGTAGCAGCTTGAAATCCGGTAGTCAACTCATCCGAGGCTGTTTGTTGTGATTCTGCTCGTTTAGCTGATGCTTCTGCAGCGCCTGGATCTAATAGGTATTTTTCTAAAGCGTTACCGATAGCAGCAAATTGTTCAGCGCCTTGTACTCCATACACTGCGGCTAAGTCAACTGCTTGTCCGTATCCTTCTCTAGCCGCACGATACTGTTTAGCATTTTCAGCAATAAAGTTTTGAGTTTCTGATGTGATATTTTTACTACCAGATTTAACAGCGCCTGAAATGCTGTCAATAATCTGCATAGCTTGTTTATTAGCCACAATACCCGGTATAGCCACTGCCCCGCCTACCATTTTTTGTACTAGAGCACGTTGATATTCTGGGCCCAATGTTTCTAATTGACTATAAGCCAATTTAAAAGCTTCAAGTTGATCGCCTGATAATGATGCCATCAATGAAGAACGCATACTTTCATCACGTGCTTTTTCCATAGCAGCTTTAGCATCTTTGCCTGTTATGTCACTCAGTACTTTTAAGTTAGTAGCATACTCTTGGGTACCTTTAGCCAATTGTGCTTCACTCATGCCGCGCAATCGACCCTCAGACTGACGCTGGGCGGCATATTGTGCTAAAATCTCACCTTGTTCTTCGTAACCGTAGCCCAACGCTAGTAGTTGATTACGCACTGAATTTGTTCCAGATGCCATTCCCTTAAGACCTTTGCTTAGTAGCAACGATCCTTCACTAGCACTTAACCCCATACCACGGATGTCTTCTCTTG